TTTAGTAAACACACCTCTTAAAATTTTTGTTTTTTTAGTAAACTCTCTAAGCGCTTGATTTAAATAAACTCTTATTTCATTTTCAAGCATTGTGGGATGATGAGTCCTAACAAGCTCAATCATTTGTTCTTGTGTTAAGCCGTATCCGTAGCTAGGAGAATTTGTTGTGGTTGCATTCATTTGTGCCATTATTCACCCCCTTGTTCTTGTATATTGATTCCACCGCCATTTAATTGATTTAGTTCAACCATATACATTTGATTTAAAATTGCCATTTCTTGCTGAACAACTTGAGCAAGTTCAACATCTTCATCTTCATGCAAAAGATTATTTAACTTGTGTTGTAATAATCTTACAGCAGAGCCTAACACAACAGCATATTCAGCTTGGTCAGGAAAATTTGATATTGAGCTTGCTGTATTTAATATAGCAGTTGGAATTGCTAAAAAGAAAATTTCCCCAGGTTGACTTTCTGTTGGAATTGGATAAATAAATAACTTAGCACCAGTTGAAACATTTAATGTTTGTCCTTTTATGTAATAAACTGGGCTATTAATTGTTGGCTCGTAAATACTTCCAGAATTTGCTTGAACTTTTGATTCCATTTCTAATGGAACTTCAACACACCCAACTCCGTTTCTTAATACTTTACTTAATTTTTTATTAGTAACATCAACACCAGCGCTAGTTTGCACAGAAGTTACTGTGTTATTTTGATTTATATACGAATCATCTAATACATCTAATACGTTACGTGCAGATTGCAACAAGAAGTTATCCAGCATTGTTGTATAATCTGTTTCTTCTTGAGCTGAATTAAACGAGCTTTTGCCAGCTAGGTTTTCTATTTGTACTCTAAAATTTGCCATTGTTCCTCACAAGTGGGGAGCAAAAAGCGCTCCCCACCGTTGTTATTTTTCCGTTATTACGGAGTAACCATTAAGGCATGGCTTTCGAGTAACGAAATACCAATACCTTCATCAGACATATACTGGTCTTTAACACCATCATAGTCATTAGCCTGAATTGAGGCTTGAAACTGAGGCGCTCTGTATTGTGCATGGAAAAGATTATCCGAATCCACAATAAGCATATGTTTGTTATAAGGCCCACGCAATGCAGGAGTTGGAATTAACTGAAGCATACCGTGAGGTGTTTCTAGCATTCTATAATTGAATCCCAGTGTATCCCTCTTCATGTCACCTAAGTTAACTGTCCATCCTGTATCTTTAGCCCAAGAATCAGCAGTTCCACTACCTTGCTTAGACCAATATCCCAATGCGCCAGCTCCAACAAACGCTCTTTTAACGCCTGAAGTTGGTACATATTGGAATACTTTTTCCATTGCATCAACAAATTCACCGTAAGTGTTAATATCACCTGAAGCAAATACGTTTTGAGCATCTGAGGTATTACTAGAAGTACCATACTCTTTTAGAGCAGTTATGATACCAGTAGTTGTTCTAACAGCTTTACCGTTTTTATCAGCTACTGCTTCTAAATCAGAAAAGCCACCACTAATTCCCTTTGGATTAGAACCAAATAAGAAAGAGCGCTCTTTTTGTATTTTATGTTCTTGAGATTTCATTGTACGAAGTCTAGCCAACTCTTTTGACTCACCACGAAGCGATGCTTCAAGAAGAGTACCCGTGATTTGCAAAGGTGTTTTGAAAATCTGAGTAGAGTTATAGACAACGCTCAAATCATCAGACCATGCTTCAGGAGAGTTTGTTCCCTCACCCATTGCACTACCAACAATTAGAAAATGGTCATCATCATTACCATTATATGCATCGTCACTAATGTTCTTGTATTTAATCTCAACTGGACTTGCAGAGGTATCAACAACTGTTATTAATACCTTACCTATTGAATCACCAGTTGGAGAACCACCACTATTTGCAAAAACATCACAGATAAGTCCCTCTAGGTTACTTCCAAGTTCAATTCCTACAGGGCCATCAATATCAACTGCTGTTCCAAGTTCTCCACCACTAGCTACATTACCAGGGTCTCCTGCAAGTTGGAATTGTTGTTTTTGCCAAGGATTTCTGTGTTCAAACATTTTGAAAGTAGGGTCGCTCATACCAGAGATTGTATTTTGATTTGCAATCACAGTGGTAAAAGGCGTTACATCAGTCCAAAGTTCCTTGACAACATTTGGCTTGATATAGAAATCCCTTCGGTCTGTATAAAGTACTCCACTTCCACCAAGATTCTTGGCGCCTTTGGAGTCTGTTGCTACATTAGCCATAGCTAATTTCCTTTATCGTTTATTCGCCATCAAGCTCATATTGAACAAATCTTCTTCTGAATACTCAGGTTCTGCCTGACCAGAAGCAATGCCTGCTGGTGTTGGAACCTTTGCCATTTCAGAACGACTTGCCATAGATTGAGCTTTCTGTCGTGTTGCCACTTCTTGCTGTGACGGAGCAGAACGCATCTTATCCAGATTAACTAAATTATCTAGAGTAATAGATTCTGGAGACGAATAATACTGAACAAAGTCCTGAGCTTTATCTGGCGTATAGCCATAATCATTAACAAGCTGACCTAACATAGCATTTTTATTTTGCTCTGCTTGATAATCTGCTTGTCTCTGAGCAATCTCAGTTTCTTTGACTTTCAGTTGTTCCATAGCTACAACTTCACGCTGTTCTTGATAGTCAATCATACTATCACGAAAGTCTTCCATTGAAACTCTGTATTTATACGAATCACTGTCTGCATCCATAACTGCCTCAGTGGCATCATAGTTAGTCGGTTTGGTCGGACGGGTTGGTTTCTGTGGTAATTCCATCGATTTCTCTTGCGAGGGAACCGTTGGGGTATCACCAGAAAGTGAAGATGCGACATTTTTTAAAACATCTGGATTTGATTGTATATACTCCGCAATTGGAGCAATATTCTCAAATTCATTTAGTTTTTTATTCATTTCGTCAAATTCACTTGCCTTTTGGTCGTACCTTGACTGCCAATACTGATAACGCTGTTCATCAGTGTTACCTTCAGTATTCTCTGGCGTCTGAACTTGTTCTGTTGGTTCAAGTTCTATAGCGGGTTCGCTTACGTCATTTGTTTCAGCACTATCGTCCCACATGAGGTTTTCCTCTGGGATAGACGGTTCTTCAACAGCAATAACTTCTTGCTCTTCAATCATTGTATGTCCTTTCTCCTATTCGTCATGAGACGGCAACAGGATTTTGTTGGTTAGCTTCGATTTCCCTAGTTTCTTCTTTAACCTTGTTTAATTCATCACCCAATCTCATCTCAAACATATTTGATGCCTGTTCTGTACGATTAGCTGATTTATTTAACTTAGTCTTGAATTTTTCTACTTCTACACGCTTTCTATCACTTGTAGATTCTCTTTGAGCTGTTTGTAGGTCTCCCTCTAGCTCTTTAATTTTTTCTTCTTGCTCTTGAACTTGAGCCTGTAATTGTTGCAACATACTGGTTCTTTTAAGAACACCTTCTGTGTCAGCCACTTCTGTTTGTTCTAGAACCTCTTGTTGGTCTATAATGCCTTTTTCATAAAGACTCATGTAATAATCAAATCTTGCCCATCTATTAGAAGGAAGAGTTCCCCCACTGACTACAATCAAGTCATATTGTCCAATAGTTACATCATTGGTTCTTCCTATTATTTCGTTTGTTAGGTCATCATAGATAGGACTATTAATGGTAGTTTCTCTTTCAGTACCATCAGGTTTCATGACCCGTATAATTTTTTCATCTGAATATGTTTGTTGAATAAGGCTTACAATAACCTTACCCATTTGATTTAAAGATGTTTCTATATCATCTAGCTTTGATTTAATTCTTCTTTGAGAATATTCATCAATTGCTACCGTTCCTTTGTATGTGCTTGGAGCAGACGAAGGGTCTCCATGTTGCAATGGATGAATACCGAGAATATGATAAATACTTTGTTTTGCATCTTCTCTGTTTTTATATAATTCGTTTGGCAGAGGTACTGGCCCAGCAACGACAGGCTGTCCTAATTCTGGGTCAAACTCAATAACTCCAGTTCCAGCTCGAGACCATTCTTCTTCAAGCTGTTTTCTATTCATTGAGCCTCTTGGTATAAGTAACTTTGTATTTGTAGATGAAGATGCATGAGCAATAATAAGTGAAGTAATCTTATTGATATACTCTTGAATAGGTTTAATAAACCGTACATCGCTCATTGGATAAGGATTTCGATTATGCCTGTTCATTATAGTAACAATCGGATAATCTTCAATATCCATGATATGCATAGCCACCAGCACTCTACCGATTGACAAAACCCTTTTGACTCTATCTACTAATACATTATTGCAAACGAGTATTCCCTCTGCCAACAATTCTTCATATGAAATTGGAGCAAGTTTTGTTTCACTGCCTGGAATAGCCTCTTCATGTTCAGGGCCAGCCATCATTCTAGGTTGTCCTGTTTGCATATCCATCATCATGTGAAACGTACCACCAGTTTGTTCATATACTTGCAATAACTCTTGAACTTCATATTTACCCGTAACAAATGATACTTGTCCTTGGGTCTCTACAACCATTGCTGGTTGTTTTAAGAATTCTTGATAATCTTCATCACTATGGATGTATTCTTGTCCGTTTGTTGTATCTAGACAATGCCAAAATGGTAATTTTACTTTTTCATATCTATCTATTATTTCATATGTCCTCACATTTGTTACATCGTCAGTAATTGGGCCAATTTGCTGGTCTTCATTACCCTCTCTACTTGAGCCAGGATATCTCTCATTGCTTGTCTGAGTCATTTGAGACAAAAGAGTTCCTTTGTTTTTCCCTACTTCTTTTGTGATTGACGGATACATTGTTTTAATTTGGTCTTCCGTAAATAATCTTGCAACAATCATATTACTAGAATCTTTGCAAAAAGGGTCTCTTGTTGAGGGGTCTATATATAAATCTAGAGGGTCAATGCTTTTTAAACAAACTTCACCACGACCAAAGTCTTTCATTGGGTCTACGTAAGCTTGCATTGCACCCATTCCCTTTACATAATAATCGTCTATACATTGTTTTAATTCTGAGCTTCCATTAGAAGTGTCCCAGATATAAGACATTAAATCAGAAAAAATTCTACCAATCTTTGTATCGCTATCATCACGACCTGTGGATTGAAATTTAGGTTTATTTGCAGTAAGTAGGGCTTTAGCTTGTTCAACAGCAGGATGAATAACATTATCTACTATTGGCGACTGCGCTCTATCTTTAAGTATATCTTGTTGTTTTTTTGTCCACTGGGAATTATTTCGGAACTCGTCATCTTCAACGGCTTGTTTAGCCCACGATTGGCGATGTTCTTGATAATCATCCAGTAGCTCTTCTGATTTTTGTACTTCTGGGTGTAAAGGTGCTGGCATTCTGGAGGCGAAATTCCAAAACAACTATAGGGAACATCTACGGTTTTATGCAATTAACCAGTCTTTTGCTCTATTTATAACGCTTTTCTTTAAAGCATGAGCTTCTACAGCTTCATGATGTGGTTCATATGAATTTTTGTTTGCATAATATAATCCGTCTAATAAATCATCATGCTTTCCACGAGGAAACAAAGATAGTTCGTCTTTTAAATCTTGCATAGTATCTAATATATGTACTTTTCCTCTAGAAAATATAGGCTGTAGACTTTCTAGTCTTCTTGATTTACTGTTTCGAGGATTTTCTCTAATATTTAAGCCAGGAATGAAAATATTTTCTTCTTCACTTCTTTTAATCACATACTCTCTTAGCATTTCCTGATACCCCACACTTTCTATGCGAGTTCGTTCAGAACGATATTTTTTAAAATTATTTACTATTGCTTCTGCTAAATTTAAAGGAGTAGCCCTTTCTCTGTAATAAGGCAAGGCATAGCGATTGCCATCTTTGTCCACTGCTATATTAAATATTACAGAGTAATCAGCAGTTTGTTTCGTACTAGACGCAGGGTCTACTCCTGTAAAAATATTTACAGGTACTTCTCTTTTTTGCGGGGAAGTAATATCTAAAACAGCATTTCCTTCAGCATCATGCCTTATTTCCCCTTTGTAATAATTTAAATCTTCCAATCTAAACAATTGGTCTTCATCTCCAACAATTTCACACATATACTCTCTGTAAAAAACAGAAAGCCTATTAATTGAGTCTAGTTCTTCTTTTTTCTCTTTTAATTTTTTAATCGACCACCAATCCTCCCATAATGCATATCCTTTATCAAAATCAGGCTTATAAGTAAGATTGAGCCAACCTTTCATTTCTTTCAGTGTTTCCACTAAACACCGCTGATGTTGGGGAGTGCCAATAATAATGATTCTTCCTTTTCTAGGGTCTAGTGATGGAACTGCTGATTGTAGTAACCAACGTAGATTGGATTCCATTGCTTCGGCTGTTTTGGTGTTGTTTTCATCTTCTGGGTCGTCAACAATAATTAAGCTAGGGCGTTGGTTCCCGATTTTTATTCCTCTTAGCTGTTGACCCGTTCCCTTGCATATTATTACTGAACCATCTTTTAATTCTATCTCAGACTTTGCCCAGCTTTTTGCTGAATGTTGACCCCAATAACCAAACAATTCTCTACATTGGTCACTATAATCAAGTGTATCTTTTATCAAACCTAGCAATTTTACTGCGTGGTCTTGTGTTCTAGATACCAGAACTATTAATTTTTTTCCCTCTCCAAAAAATAAATGATGCATAGGCAAAACACCACCAACAATAGAGCTTTTTGCATGCCCACGTGGTGCAACAATATTTATTTGCTTATTGCCAATGTCCATTATGTGCTTTGCTAAATCGTAGTGAAAATCAGGTGATTTAGCTGAAAACATGTTAGGGATACATACTTTTCCAAAAAGCATCATATCCTCTTTGAGTTTTAGCAGTATCTGTTTTCTTTTGACATCATCCACTAGTAATCAGTCCCCATTAATCTGTGAATATCATCTTCGTATGCGTTTAAGCCCATATCTGAGGCCACATCTATGAAAACAGCACTAAATGATTCTAATTTTTTTATTTCTTCTTCACTTGTAGCCTCTACTACAAAATGCTTTGTGACAAACTTAGGATTTTCCATCTTTTTTGCTTTCTATCTTTAATTGACGAGTTTCTTCTGTAGCTATCTCATCAAGTATCTTTTTTGATACATCAATCTGTAATGTATCGGTTTGTTGTGTTTTTGAAGGCAACATATCCATTATTTTAATATATTGCTCTGCCCCTCTTAGCATATTGCTAGGGTCATTATTTGTTCTAGCTATTGTAATCGCTTCTGCAATCACATCAAGGACATCCCCTTGGTTTAAGTCCCTATCGTTTAAATATTCTTGTATTTTTTCATCTACCATGCTTTCTATCCTTTTTTGCTTAAATAATCTTTTGGCAGTTACGGCTGGTTTTGCTTGGTCTGGGCGATAAGCCCTCCCTACAGCGTCCCAATCGATTTTTCCAGTGCCAAGCATCATATTAACATATAGTTTTACAGCGTTTTTTGTGCGCTGTAAGCTCGCTTCACGTTCAATCCAGGGTCTAGTCCCAGTTTGGGAATATTCGCCTGTATCTCTATGAGGTTCGTACAATAACTTAGCATTATCATTAATCCACATTCTACCATATGGTACTACTACCTGATAT